ATTAGCCGCAGTGCTAATACCGATTGCCCATGCTGCCATATCTATCTCCTCCTATAGAACATTGGTGAATAGTGACCTTCCCACATCATTGAATTTAAAGATACAGGGAATGGTGAATCATTAAATACTCTTAGTTGGAAATTATTTGTACGTTGATGGATTGGTATAGACACAACAGACTGATCTTTAATTGCAATATCATTGCCTAAGTATGTATCAGCTATAGTAGTAGGACTTAAGTTATACCACTCATCAAGGAATATTTTTATTTCTGTATTATTAGCAGGTGCTGAGTCAAATGTAACTTGCTTATCAGCAGATACAGTAAAGGCTGTAGTAGTAACACCATCTATACTACACTTGATTTGATCATCATCAACATAAGTAAAGTCTTCAGCAATCCAGTTATATACAGTAGTAGATCCGTCTCCAGTAAACTCCTTACTTCCTGGAAGCCTACCTGTTTGTTTTAGTTTAAATCCACATACACCAGAAAGACCGAGTGCAAACTTCATTCTATTGATAGTAAGACTAGCAGTGAAATCTGTTAATTTCATCTTTTCATCTGATCTAAAGTATGTTTTCGGAAGTATAATATCATAATCATATTTCCATCCAACTACTACATCACTAGCTACACCACTTAAATCCTTTCTAAGCACTTTAAAATAAGTGCTACCAGTTCTTAAGTAATCCCATCTAGCAGAACCATCTGTTATATTTGCTGATGTACCTGTAGGTCCACCTGAACCTGCAGAGGTACCTGCAGTATCACATACATATACCTTGTCACTATCATTAACAACAACATCTCCTACTATATAAGCAGTACTCGCAGCCCAATTAGTATCAGTAGCTACGGTAGGTGTTGTAGTAAATCCAGATTCAATAAATTGTCCTGTAGCTGTAGTACCTTTAATTATGATAACAGGAGATAATCCAGATACATTATTCCAAGGTATATAGCATTTAGAAAAGTCCTCACTTGTTCTATATGTTACATTAGGTGCTTCTTTATATAAATCCATGCAAGGATTAATTGCAGATCCATCATTATTAACAATGATAGCATCTTGTGGACTCTGACTTAAACTAGCTTGAGATAAAGTAAACTGACTACCTTGTTTAGTAACTGCAAAGAAATCGTCTGAGTCAACAGCAATTGTCTGTACAGTTCCTGGTAGTTGCCAGTTAAACCAAGCTTCAACCAAATTCTCTTTACCATCATTATAAGTTCTAAAGAAATATATATACCTAGAAGATTGATCAGACATTGCTAGAAACTTATTTTGTGGACTAGCAATTAAAGTATCTACAGACTCTGGTACCCACTCATTGACTACTCTTCCTATATCTAATATCTTAGGATTCTCATCTTGACCAAAAGTTTGCATTCCAAAGATTCTAGTATAGCTAGGAGTCTTACTTACAAACTGTATAATACCACCCATGTCTACAGGAGTTATATCAATATCCATATCATAGTTAGATATAGCTCTAGCGTTAGCTGTTGTAGGTGTTAAAACTCCATCAGCAGATGACAGTAGGAACTGTTGATCCTTACTGAATAGAAGTAAACCCTGAGTAGTAGGTAAAACAGAAACTAGAGTAGCAGGTCTAATAGTAGATACACTTAAGTCAATTGGATCAGCATCTGTTACTGTTTGAGCTGAAGTATGATAGAAGTTAAAGAACTCCTGTGACTGGCTCATAGAAACATTATCGGCAGAACAGAATCCTAATCTATTGTTATAAAAGAATCCCGCTTGAATTTTTGCTCCTACAAAACTAGGGTGTGAGTTAGTATTATCATCCCCTACAGCTCTTGCTGTCCAACTAACCTGTCTAAATGTAAAGGTATTGAGTGATGAATTAACAAGCTCATGTGGCATTGTAGAAGCATCTAATCCTACAGAAGTTGCAGGATCTAATCCTTCAGCCCAATGACCAGGACCAGATGTACCATCATCAGCTATAAATTTAGCAAAATAAGTATCATCAGTAGAAGTTGTATTCATAATTTTTACCACATGACCATTGAAGGACTGTTGTGGAAGCATTGTTACATTATCTACCTGGTCTTGGAAGACATACATAGAATCTCCTGCTTGACCACCTGTAGCAGTAATAGTTATAGTAGAATTACTATCTGTTAGTTGTAGTGACTCTCTATATTTAACTGTTGATAAACCAGATATACTCAGAGCATCAATAGCAGTCTTAATTGCAGTTAAAATAGAATCATAAGTACCACTAGCATTAGAAGTATGAGTTATAGTATTACCGTCAACAACTACTGTATATACATTACTAACAGGTGAACCACTTAATACAAGTGTAGCTTTTCTGTTAGCATTGAATGTAGGATCAGCTTGTTTAGCAACAGTAACTAGGTTATTTGTTATAATAGATGTATCTTGTACAGTTAGTACTTCGTAATTAAGACGAGATCCTGTTAAATAATTAACTGCATTAACTGATGTAGATGTATCCATGTTAACAGTACATGCTGTACCATCTACATTCCATATATCTATATCCCCAAAACCACTAGTAGGTTTGGGAGTGATACATCCTATGTATCTTTCATCTTTTGTTCTAGCTATGTAGAACCATTTTGAATTATCGTATGTAGTACCAGTACCTAGATTCGCTATCCAATTAAAGCCAGGTCTTTTAGTGAGTCCAAATGTAGGATCTGGATACCCATTAAGACACTCTTTAACTTGGCCTGGAAGCTTTTTATCGTCTGATTGTCTTGATACTCCACCGAGATAATTATCAACTCGTTGGCTTATGGCTGGCATTATCTTTGAAGTGCTTGAAATGGTTTGTAACTAGAGTAATAGTTACTCTTATCATATGGGTGTCCGAAAATAGTATATTCACCTTGAGAGGTTTCATATTCTAATGCAGTAGATCTAGCAAATGCCTCCTGTTCTTGCAACATTTGGTATTGATTAGGATCTCCTATTATTCTTTGTGATGTTATTGTAGCTGCTCTTGCTACTATGAAATTCTGTATAGGTTCAGGTATATCTACCCAATCAAATTCCCATATCACATCACATTCTACCTTGCTATGATCTGGCCAGGTATATCTATGGTGTAACCTATCATATAATTTACCGTTTCTTCTAGTACCATCATATTGTCCATTAGTACCAGTTTCAGATAATTTTATTTGTAGTATATTACTAGCTATAGGTATCTCAGTATTTGTATCAGGGACAAACTCATAATGAGGTTCCCTATTGAAGGTCCATCCTTCAGCTTGTATCTCTCTATTTACCTGCAGCAACGTGTCGTATGCTATCGCAACGTCAGGGTTGGTAGTGTCTAACGTGGTTACAGGTGCCTGACCACATGACGACAGTATTTGATTTATGGCAGGTAATTCTTGCGTGGCGTTAGTGGTTGGAAAAGGCATAATTATTATTAAAGAAAAAAGGGGGAACCGAAGTCCCCCGTATGTATAAGCTATTAAGCGTTAGCTGGATATGTTGTACCGAATGCGGCTGGCTTAGTTGTAGTTCCTGCGAACAGTTCTACACAAGCAGCTGGGTTCAGGAAGTCAGCACCCATTGCTAGGCGTCCGAGGATCACATCACCCTGGTAGATTACATTTATGTCACCAGATGTTACTTGAACTTGTGGTCCAATTGCTTCGACAACACCTGCGGCTTCCTTCTGGAAGATAAGTCCACAAGAGTTACCAAAGTCAGAAGAGTTACCATAGTTGTTGTTGATACCTGTAACAGAAGAACGAGCATCTTCAGTAGATACTTCAACAAATGAACCAGTGTTACCTGGGTTCACTGTATCAAGGTCACTACCAGCAGATGCACCTGAAGCAGGAGCATATTTAGTACCGTATCTATTGAAGAATGGTACATTCATTGACTTGTAGATATGGATACCTGCAATTTCAATGATTCCTTCTCCGCTTTGTAAGGCTGTACCTTGTACGTCACGGTTGATCAGGTTGTTGTTAGAACAATCTTTAATCAAAGCATAATATTGCCTTGGGTTCAAGACAGCACAACGACCATCGTTACTGATTCCCTTCTCGTCTAGAGCTGCAGCTGCATCATAGAATGCAGTTACAAGAGTAGATGCTGTTAGTGCGTCATCAGCATTAGAACCAGCTCCTACTTGGATCTGTGTTCCACCTGGCTCAACGAAGTTTGCCTTCGTGATAGGGCTGGCTTGACGAGCACCTTTAGCAATTGCTCTAAAGATTAGGCGGTCATACTTTTCTGCAAGTGCATAACCAATCTTCTTAGAGATCTCGCCACGTAAGTCATAATGGGCAAGTGTCTCATCTAATTCATATACGAATGCACTAGAGATCAATAGATCGTCAATAGTGATCGTCTTCTCAGCTACTGGAGGTGCTCCATCACTGTTACCTAGGATGCTTTGGCCTGGTACATGGTACTCGGCTGTGGTGCGACCCGTGTAGATGAACTGTAATGATTTACCGTTCTTCAGGGTTCTCTTGGTAACAAGGTCTCTAGCGATTGTATTACGCTGGAAGCCTTTGAACATCTCTCCACTAAACAGCTTGAGGTATAGAGCTCTTGAATCGCCGGTCGAGTTCGATTGACCCGGCCGCGTCAGATCGGCAAGAGGCTCATTACTATTTTGATGTGCCATTTATATGGGATAAATTTAAGTTATATAATTTCTTCAGCTGAAAATTTTTCTCGAGTTTTATTAAGTTGTCGTGGTCTTTCCCACCGTCTAGACGGCAAAGGGTATCCTCGTAAGGGCCAATGCCAATTAGATAGAGATCCGACTCTGAGGTGTCTCTATCCTTGCACAATAAGGTGCAGCTTTGTGATGATATCGAGTATGTAATCCCTCGATAAATATAAAAATAGCCAGCAGTCCGAAGACTGCCAGCCACAGTTCATTCACTTTCATGAAGTTAATGCTTCTTCTAATGAATTGTATTCTTCATCAACACCTGGAGGTTGCTTGTCACTAGGTAAAGTATCAGGATGTTCCTCTGGTTTATTGTGATGAGTTTGAGGAGAGAAAGACGTAATAAACGCAGTTCTTCCTTTACTTTGATGAGACATTAATTCTTTTTGGTGTAAGTTATGCCACGATACTTGAGTTTTTGTTCCTTTTTAAAAAATTCTTGCTCTTTAACACGAGCTTGAAGTTCTAATGGAGACATAATAATACCTCATAGTACCTAGCCCCCGTTCCATGACTAGGTTTCATGCGTCCTTAGACAGGATGAACGGACGTGGCGTTAATATGAAGGTCTTGTAGGTCTAGGCTTTTTAGTACCTTTTTCTTTTTTCTTAGGCATATTCTATAGTTGGTGCTGTTAGAGCAACCTCAGATGTTTCAGCTGAAGCTAGATCGAGTGGAAAATTATGTGCGTTCCTTTCATGCATTACTTCCATACCTAAGTTAGCACGGTTAAGAACGTCTGCCCACGTAGGTACTACTCGACCACTTGAGTCTAAGATAGACTGATTGAAGTTAAAGCCGTTGAGATTGAAAGCCATAGTTGAGATTCCCATAGAGGTAAACCATACGCAAACGACTGGGAAAGTGGCCAGAAAGAAATGAAGAGAACGGCTATTATTAAAGCTTGCATATTGAAAAATTAATCTACCGAAGTAGCCATGAGCAGCGACGATGTTATACGTCTCTTCCTCTTGACCAAATTTATAACCATAGTTTTGTGATTCAGTTTCAGTAGTCTCTCTGATGATTGAAGAAGTAACGAGACTTCCGTGCATAGCAGCGAATAAAGCTCCCCCGAACATCCCAATAACACCCAACATATGGAATGGATGCATGAGGATATTGTGTTCGGCTTGAAAGACAAACATAAAATTGAAAGTACCGGAAATACCAAGAGGCATACCATCACTGAAACTCCCCTGTCCGAATGGATATATAAGGAAGACAGCAAAGGCTGCTGATACTGGTGCTGAGTAAGCTACTGTTATCCATGGTCTCATTCCTAGTCTGTAACTAAGTTCCCATTGTCGTCCCATGTAAGCAGAGATACCAATGAGGAAGTGCATGATAACGAGCTGGTAAGGTCCGCCATTGTAAAGCCATTCATCGACACTAGCTGCTTCCCAGATTGGGTAGAAGTGCATTCCGATGGCATTGGAGCTGGGGACCACTGCTCCTGAGATGATGTTGTTGCCATAAAGTAAAGATCCAGCAACTGGTTCACGTATGCCGTCTATGTCTACAGGCGGTGCTGCGATGAAAGCGATAATAAAACAGGTTGCTGCTGTTAAAAGTGCGGGTATCATAAGAACACCAAACCACCCCACATAGAGGCGGTTATTAGTGCTCGTAACCCAGTCACAAAATTCATCCCAATTCTGAAGAGGGGATTTTTGTACTGAGATTGTTGTCATAATTTAGAATGCGTATTTAACGCCTAGTTTTGTACCATAAGAGTTGTCGGTATCTTCATCAAATAAATTTGAGAAGGCTACCTCACCATAAACATCTAGTTTATCTGTAGCAGCTACGGAACCACCGAACTTACCAGACCAAGCTGAGTCAGAGTCAACGCCATCTGCAGCGTTGATTGTCTTACCACCTTGTACATAGTAATCAAGTGATCCGAATGCATTCTCATAACCTACATGTAAGTCAGTAGCTCTTGATGTATAATCAGAGCCAGTGTAAGAAGCATTAGTTTCTACATTAACATAAGGTCCAGCGATTGCAGGAACTGTAAAGATAGATGCTGTTAGTGCAAGTACTATTTTTTTCATTAAAAGATTCCAGGAATAATTTGTCCAGTGAATATGTAAGAACCGAGGGCAGCAATGATACCAATCATAGCTAGTTGACCATTGACACGCTCTGCATTCTCAAAATAAGGTTGTGATATTACTTCTACTTGAGGTTCGGTAGCAAATCTATTTTGCCTTCCACCTGGTTCAGTTGTAGTAGTCATTGATAGTTAAATAAAGAACGATGCCGAGGATGATAGGTCAGGTCGGCACACATTCTTTAAGCTGTGTTACGCCTATGTGCGTCCTTATCATGTGCATTCACATGTTTAGCTAATTTAGGTGTTGGCTTTGGCTTTGGCTTTGGTGGCTTATCATAAGGACCAGGTTTCCATGGTCTATAAGGAGCGTCTTCTGGGTTAGGTTCTTTTCCTGGCATAGTTAAAAATTTAAATCAGATCGTTGTACTTTTTCCATCACATCTCTACGATATGCTGGGTCTTTATCATATTTAGGATCACTCATAGCAGCAACCATTTCGGCTTGACTACGATAAGTATCTCCTTTATTTGAAGGTGCATTTCCTGTTAACATTTTACCGTCGTATCCTACTCTATCATTATATCGTTGAGCTAAAGAATTGACTGCAAAGAAAGCTGAATTAATATCACCATTTTGCATGACAGCATCAAACATTCCTATCTCTTGTTCAGTTAGATTTGTTTGAGCCCACTGTAACATGTTAGCATAGTTCTGATCTCCACCTACCAAACCTTTTAATTCTTTAACATCTTGTTGTGATAGATCAGGTATAGCTTGGTATTTAGATTCAGCATCAGCTCTAAACTGTAGGAAGTTTTGTATAATATCCTGCTTACTCATACTACTGAGTTTATCCATCATATCCTTACTGATCTCTCCTTTCTCAGACGAAGCTTGTTCATATAAGTCTTCTAAGAAAGCATATCCATCAGGAGATTCAGGCTTCTCATCTGTATCAGTTTTTGCTTCTGTCTCGGGCTCTTCAGAACTTTGTTCTTGTGAATCCGGTGCAGATTTTTCGCCCAATTTTTTCTCTAGTTCTATATAAGCATTCTCTAGTTCTTGAGCATTTTTATATTTACCAGCAAGCATACTCTCTTGCTGTTCCTCCATTGCTTCTCCTACTTCGAGAGAATTCTGTTCGTCTGGAGTTAAGTTTTCAGATGTGGAGACTGTATCAGTCCCCGCATCATACGTCATTGTTTCTGCCATTAGATCTGTTCTTCAGGTGGTGGTGCTAATGCTTGTTCAAGCTGAGGATTTTTAGTTGGATCAGCTAATGGTGTATTCATCATAGCTGGTGTTTGTTTTATTGCTTCCATCTCTGCTTGTTGTTGCATCTGTTGTTGTTGCTGGCCTTGTATTTCTTCCATACTCTTAACGAGATTAAGAACGTCAATACCTTGAGCAGCAGCAAGCCGCTTAATAAGTTCATCAGGATTAATGTACTGTTGGATAGCTTCTGCACCCATTGTCTGTGCAATGGTAGTGAGGAATTGTCCTAATGCTTGTACATCTTGTCCTCTACCTAGACTATTAATACCAGCTACAATGGTTGGTTTAACTAATCCTTTAGGTATACGTGGGATCTCTCCTGTCTTTTGGAATACATTTAATATTCTATTTAGATATGGGACTAGGAACTCTGTTGTTAATAACCCGAATAATCCTCCTAACTGTTGTTCCAATTCCAGTTGAGTCATCCTTACTTCTTCAGCAGTAGTACGTTCTGACTGCCTTACATTAAGTATAAGGAATGCCTCACTTAATCTTTTCTCTAACTGACCCATTAGCTCGTAAGCTGTTTGGAAGTCAGCAGTCTTCCCTACTTGTACAACACCGATATCGTCTGGTCGTCCTTGAACGATTGCTCCATTGCCTGCTTGGGCTAGAGTGGCTGGGTTAGTTGTGCTTGAGGGTGATACTACAAAGACAACCTTAGCTGCCGCTGCAGAGCCTTCTACGATAGCCTGAGAGAGTGCTTCAAGAGACTTAAGATCTCCTATGAATTGCCCTACTCTACCTCTACCGTAAGCTTCACCATCTACTGTATTAAACCTTAAAGGTAACCACGGAGTAGCATCTACTGGTGCTTTACTTATTGATTTAGGAATTACTTTACCGTATACTTCTTGATGCCAGATGTATCTATTATTATCACGTTTAACGTGTGTGTATACATCACATTCTTCCTTACCTGCTGTATTATATCCCTCTTCATTAGGGGACTGAGCTGAGTATTTATCTTCAACTTCTTTAGGTAAGTCTTGTTCTATTAACTTTTTATTGATACGTTCTTTTGTGACTATCTCAATTACTTGACCGTTACCATCTCGTTCTATAACGTAGCGATTTAGAGGAAATAATTTAAGACCTGCTTTGCCCATAAAGATAAGAGCATTACCACCGACAACTAAATGCTGTAGTGCTTGGTGTATTACTACACGATCATCTGATGCAGCAATAGCATCAAGGATAGTGCGTTCTATCTTAGCAAAGGATAAGTCTATTTCTGATTTCATTTCTGGTGAAAACTCCTCACCTAACTGAGACTCATCTACTTGTAGCTTAAAGAAGCTGGTCTGTGGAGGGACTAATGACAGTGATAGCTTTGAAGCTAATGCCACTACTCCCTTCGCACCAACGCTTTGCCATGGAGTCTTAAGTTGTTTCATACCCATGGTTCTTTCTTCATGACCACGGATAAGATAAGGTAGAGTTAATTTAGAAGCCTCTTCTGCTTCGCTTAGAAACTGGGAACGATCACTTGTTAAATAGTCATAACGTTCTTTAGCTGTTGCCATTGTTATTAGATATTAAGTGATCCAGATTGTAATTGATTTCTATTTAATGAGCCTGTTCCTGATACTCTTGGTTTAGTAAATGTCAAACCACCTTGTGATCTAACACCTGTTACTCCCTTACCCTCTTGGGCTAGGTTGTATAGGTCTTTCATTTGTTGCTGTTGTGCTCCTGACAGACCTGCAAAGTCTGAGGTTAATGCTTGCTCCCCTCTTTGTAGGTTTTCAATATTAGCTCTAGCTCCAGCAAAATCTGCTTGTAATCCAGAGAGTCCTGTACGCAGTTGATCTCTGATATCCTGTTCTCTACCTAAACTAGCTTGTCTACCAGCCTGCCAGTTAGAGAATCCTAATGCTTGTTGATCTAGCTCGCCAAACTTTTGTCTGATCCAAGCGTCATCATAGTCATTAGGTGTGAGTGTTGTTTGATAAACGGTTTTTCTTTTTTTGCCGCCCATAGTTCTTTACCTAAAGTGTAAGTGTTACATAGGAATGTGAGTCATTCCAGTTTAAAGTTTTTAATTTTTTAGCAAGACCTTTCCTGGTCTTTGCCTCTATAAAATCACAACCATTAATCTTAGCAAAGTTTATTACAGAATCATTAAATGTTTCCATGACTTCATCAAAATCAAAGCCTGATTTAGTAGACCATCCATGTATATGAAATCCTTTTTTATTTGGATACTCTGTAATTTCTCCAAAACATACGGATACTATATCATGGTCTTCAACTACTATCCATAAGAAGCATGCTCCATTGATGATTGGTCTTAACATATCATTAGCGTCAGCTCCTTCTGGGGAGTGAGCTAATGCTTTATCAATTAATGGTTTTACTTCAATCCATACACTAGGTACTTCATGGGGTGGTACAAGTAAGGCTCTCATTTTATCTTATGTGGTGGTCTCTTATCTTCTCTTGGTGTCTCTAATTTTCTCTGGAACTGAGTCTTGGATTTAATCTCATTCTCTAGTTCATTGTATTGATCTATAGGTATGAAGACATCATACTTAAAGTCTTTAGCAGTACCAAGTTTCTTAGCTAAGTCATATGCTCTTGCTGCAACGACTCCTCCTTCTATAAGGTCTCCATGATGTTTACTCTTCCAAGGCTTGTAATTACGATCAGGATCTACATCCCATGTATCTTTTATTCGGTAACCTATGAGTTCACCCTTATCATTTTTCTCTGGTACAAAGTTTAGGTGACCTAGAGATCCTAGTGTACGTTTAGATCCTGTGTATCCACTACCATATGTACTTAGTAATGTACTCTTAGGATTATAATTTGGATTTGGTTTAAATCCTCCTTCACCATGTATCAAATGATTCCATTGTTTCGAGGCTTCTTGAGGAGTAAGTTCTCCAAATGAAGCTGCGGTATTTATAGCGTGCTCCTTAGCTTGAATTTCTTCAGGAGAAAGTGGTATTTGCTTATCTCTATCAGGGTAAGCACCTCTTACGTGTTCACCAACGACATCAAGTAAGATGTTCCGTGGTAGCTCAGTAACTACACCTCCTTTCACTCCACCTGTAAGGTATTGTGCAAAGCGTTTGTAGTGTTCAGGTACCTTTAACGTATTTAAAACATTATCTCTTATACCTAGAGGGTTTTTTCTTACCTGATTAGCACCCTGTATAGTTAATCCTCCTACACCTAATGCAGCGGCTGGTGTTGGACCAGTAGCTAACATCTTAGGTGTGAATGCTTTCCAAGGTCTTAGGTGCTGCCAGTTTTTAATACCACTTCTAGTAAGTTCAGGTAACATTCCTTTCTTAAATGCAGTATCACTGATAGTCATCTTACCTACTTCATTCTTGAGTAGGTTCTTAGCTCCACTTGCTAATGCTGGTAGTGCAGCTCTTGCTCCACCATATAAACCACCAATAGCAAGTGAATTGGTTACATGATCTTCAGTCTTACCTCCAATCTGCATATCTTTCAACATACCTGGAGGTAAGGACTGCTTATACTTTTCTAGCTCATCTTTATTCATCGATCCTCTCTCTGTACCACTCCACAACGGATCGTTGTCCTGCTTTATACATGATAGTGTTCAACTCCTCTTTGGGATGTGGGTTTACAGGTGGGAATTTATCTTCCATCTCTAATGCTAGAGACTGGATGTTTGGCCCGAGTAATGGCTCAAGCGTATTTGGGTAGGTTGACATTGCTATGCTCGAAGAAAGCTGGCATGCGGGCTCGCTGTGTCTCAGAAAAGCTTGGTGCTTTGCCTTGATACATTAAGGAATCGCTAGCATCCAGCCAAAATTTTTTGTCCAAATATTTATCGGCAGTATTTATACCTAGAGGTTGTAGAATCCAGTTAATCGTGGCCTTCCTAAGTTTATCCAAAGAAGGAGAAGGAGATAACCCCAACTCAGTACATACAAGAGAATTCGTTCCGACATGGATCTGCTCGTCCCTGGAGATATCGGCAGATACTGTACGAAGAGGAGCATCCCCATTAAACCTAAACATAGGGAGTAGAACGAAGAAGATGGCCCGTTCTGCGACCAAAGCTTTTGTAATAGTGTGGTCAGGGTGTGCAATCCAGGCATCTCTTATTCTTTTAGCCTCCAATTCTTCTGATGCATCTTCTTTAATTCCATGTGCATCTACAATATATCCCAGTGCGAGATCATGTCGTACCTCGTCTTCAACATTTGAGAGCAGAAGCTCCCGAGCGTGTTCGGGAACTTCCTTTTCAAGTGCTTCAGTAATGAATTCTCCCACTGGTAGCTCCATGTGACGTATTGCCAATGCACGTCTAATAGCATCTTCTGATCCATCTTTAAATATTCCAGCGGTAGGGATTACGGGGGACCACTTCCGCTTACGGTCCATTAATTTTTGATACGGTGTTTTTCTCATCATTCTTGACAATCGCAGGTTATCGGCTCGGGTTTACCGAGTATATCCTGCAAGTAATCATCGACTTCAGCTTGATCCAATGCTGCATACGCATCTGTCTTATCCTGTACGTCTCCCATAACTTGCAGACTGTAGTAAAGGGAGGTCTGGGGTGAAAGTAACCACTCTTCTACGAATTGTCTATCGTAGGTTACAACATCACTCCAAGAGTTGAAGCTGTATCCGTGAAGAAGTCCCGTGTTATTAAACATTTTAATTGTTTC